GACTTTACCACAGGTGAAACAGTATCTAGTACAACTCATCAAACAGTTAAAGTCTTTATACAATCTACTAACAAACCTTCTGAAGGTGCGTTTAACACAACGGCTTTATTAAAGTCTAATGTTGAAGTGGATGGGTATGACACGTTAACTATTGGCAGTACCTCATACAATATAACTGACTTTACAGACGACAGCTTTGTAATAACACTGCAGTTAGTAAAGGAGAAATAATAATGTATGACCTTATATTAAGAGACATTGAAAATGTACTTGGCTCAGCCTCTTGGACGAGCAACAACATTAAAACCTACCCTGTAAATTATCAGGGCACTAAAGGTTCTAATAACGAGTACGTACTTCTTAATGTACTTCCATCGTCTAGTGAAAACTACGCGTATGGGGTGACAAAGCAAGTAGAAGGTCTTGTAGCTGTAAAAATGTTTGTTAAAGCAGGAGACGGTCAAGGAAGGCTCATGGCAATAGCCAACTTACTTGATACGGTTTTTGATAACAAAACATTAACTAACGGTACAAAGCTAGGAACATCTTATTTAACAGTGGAGGGGTTAGACCCTTCTAACAAGTCGCTTTACAGCGCATCTTACATAATTCCATTTACACATTACGGAGAACAATAATAAAATGGCACATATAAACACAATGGGTTCAGGTATATTTTCGTACTTGGACATCTTTTCAGGAACTATTCCTCAAGGTTCAGATACAGCGGCAGAATACCAGACACTATTTAACAATAGCTCAACTTCAGCCGTAACCGGTACTGACGTCACTGCAGGTTCATTTGTTACCGGCACAACTTACACTATTAAAACACCGGGTGATACAACCTTTACAACAATTGGTGCGGCAGACAACGTTGCTGGAACGGTATTTGTAGCAACTGGCCAAGGTTCAGGCACAGGCATTGCAACTGAAGCAGACACATTAGCAGATTGCTTACGTATGCCTTCAGTACGTGAATTCCCTTCAATCGGTACACCTTCAAACATCGTAAACGTTCCTGTTTATGGTCAGAAGACATCTTCACAGATTCAAGGCCAATCAGATGCACCTACATTAGAAGTAACTGTAAACTATGTTGCAGATGACTTAACTGAGTTGTATGAACTAATCGGTTCAAAATCAGTATTTCGCTTTTCTATGGCGGACAGCGCTTTAACAGTATCAGAAGTTAATGGTGCAACTATCTCTGCGGGCAACACAATGTTTTTCTTTGAAGGAAAAGTTGAAGCTATCTTGGTTAACCCTGCGTTAACAGACTCAAGCACAGCAACAATTACGCTTTCTTCACAGTCAGACTTCCAAGGTCCATTCACAGTAGACGCAACATAATAATAATCTAATAAAACATTAAGGGCATCTCTTCGGAGGTGTCCTGAACAAATCAGGAAGCAAACTATGGAAAAACCATTTAGTAAGGCTTTTGTCATGCGAACAACATTTCGCCATATGCGCAGAAGCGTAGATATAAGTATTAGAAAATCTTTTGACAGGTTTAAAGACTTTGACAGTGACTCGAAGACAGGCAAAGAAATAATGGCAACATTAAGTGTCCTTCATACAGTAAGAAAAATGTTAGACGACTTTCAAGAACAGAACTCAAGCTTATTCTCAGAAAAAGATAAATTAAATTAAGGAATATTACAATGAAACATCTCGTTGGTAAAAAAATGACATCAAAAGTCCCATTCATGGGCGACGAAGTAGAAGTAAAGAAATTAACTGTGGGTGAGATACTTGAACTCCAAAAAGTTATTTCCGCTGTAGGTGACAATGACGACGCCGCAGTACAAATTGGTCTACTACGTGATATAATTAAAGTAGCAGTATTAGGTGCTGATGAATTATCAGACGAAGACTTTGACACTTTCCCAATAGAAGAATTAAACAAATTATCCTCTGAGATAATGAATACTTCTGGACTTGGCGGAGGCGCTTCGGGAAACTAACTCATTCCGAAGAGACCATATTTGAGATAGCGCATGAACTTAAACTTCCTGTATACAGGTTAAAAGAAGAAATGCCCTATTATGAGTTGTTGCAGTGGGTTACTTACTTTAAAAGAAGGCCAATAGGCTATAGAGAAGACCAAAGAATATTCTTGTTGCTACAAGCGCAAGGATATAAGGGCAGAGCCGAAGATGTATTTGCATCGATAAGGCTGATGAAAGAAAACATTCCAACTGAAATTAAGGCTTTACCAAGAGGTATCTTCTTAGAAATGATGATGAAAGCCAAAGGGGCTGATGAATCAGGTTGGACACCACCTTGGATGAACAATGGCAAAAAATAATTTAGTCTCTTTGGACGTAGTTAACTTTAAGCAAGAGTTAGAACGCATAGACCGTGAACTCAAAGAAATTGCAAACAAAGAAATAGAAGAATTAATAACATACGGAACAAGCCAACTTAAAGTAGTGACCCCGGTAGACGAAGGTCACGCTCGTATGGGTTGGTTTGAGGAAATAGAAAGAAACAGATACGGCGGCTTTAGCGGTGGCAGTATTATAAATGAAGTAGAATACATAGGTCGCCTTAATCGTGGCTGGAGTGAACAAGCTCCTAAATACTTTATAGAACAAACATTAGTAAAAATCGGCGTTATTACCCCAAGCTGATTAATATATTATGCCCTCGATGGCTTCTCCAAAATGTGAGAAACTTATCGGGGGCTTTTTTATTAAGGAGACACACACATGAGTGGTGTAAAGATTCGGGTAAGAGCAGACGCGGCTCAAGCTCAAAGAGAAATAGGAAAATTAGAAAGAAGTGTAGTAAGCTTAGATAAACGCGCACAAGCTACTACTAAAGCTTTCCGAAACCTAGCAATAGGAATAACTGCGGTTTTTACAGGTGGTGCCTTAACTAAAGGTATAACTAAGAACGCAGATGCGATGACGAATTTTGGTAACAGAGTTAATCTTGTTACTAAAGACATGAAACAAACTAAACTGGTTATGGACGAACTATTTAAGATTGCAGGTAGGTCTCGTGGCGATGTAGATGCGGCGGCAGAAACCTTTAATAGGTTTGGTTTAGCTCTACAAGATGCAAATAAACCAGTTAGCGAATTATTAAAAGTAACTGAAGCAGTTCAAAAGGCCGCTGTGATATCCGGCGCTGGCGCTCAGTCAGCTAAAGCCGCTATCGTACAGTTAGGTCAGGGCTTAGCTTCTGGCCAGTTACGTGGACAAGAATTAAACTCAGTATTAGAACAGATGCCAAGATTGGCTAAGTCTATTGCTGATGGCATGGGCATACCTTTTGGCAAGCTACGTGAAGAAGCTATGGCAGGGAAAATTACTGCTGAAGCGGTTTATGCGGCTATCTTAAACGGTGCTGAAGAAATAGATGAAGAGTTTAACACTCTAAATTCTACTGTAGGTGGCTTGGCTACTGTATTCGGAAACGAATGGACCAGAGCTATTGCCAACTTAGACATGGCTATTGGCACTAGTCAGAGTATCAAGGACGGATTAGAGATTGCAACTGTTGCTGTTAGAGCCTTTGGAGAGAACATAGGCTTTATGGCCGCTATTGTAAGCTCTGACATGTTGCTAATGGAACAGACAATTAAACAGTTTGCGTTTGATACTAAGAGAGTTCTATCAGGGATATTCTCTGGAGAAATCACAGGGGACAATGCGGCAGATGCTATCATAAATAGTTTTAATGCGGCCAAAATGAAAATTACAGGTGGCAACAAAATAGCAATCGAGTTTACTGTAAAGAAAATGGACTTGCTAAAAGGTATGCTACCTAGCATGGAAAAAGCTAAAGTTCAAGTATTCAAGTTTACTATGTTTATTAAAAGATTGTTTGACAGACTACACGGTTGGGTTGTTGGCAAATCTTCTTGGACAGGTATCTTTGACCCTAGCCACATGGAGCCGGGCCAGAAGATTGCTGTTGGTAGTGATTTGTCTGCTTACCTAAACAAGCCTAAGAAACAAATAAGTGACTGGGCTAGTAAAGTAGCAGAAATCTTTAGTGACTTAAACTTTGAAGCATATGACCAATGGCAACAACTAACAACATCAGTTAATGAAGTTGGTTTAAAACCATTTGTAGACTTAAAGTTTGAGAGCGCTTGGAAGGCATCCATAAACAGCATAAGTAGCACTTACGACGACCTAAGAGAAAAGCTTCTTGAGAAAACTACTATTAACCCAGACCTAGTTCCTGACTCTACTAAGATTGGTGAAACTAGTGAAGTAGTTAAGAACACTATTAATCTAAAGTTTGACGAAGAATCCCAGAGAGCATTGGATATACTAGGTACACTAGGGAAGATAATAGAGAGCACACTTGCATTTACTGCAGGTAAAATTGTGTTTGAGTCTACCTTTAAAGCCGGTGGTGCGACTAAAGAATTTATTAGTAGCTTAGTAACCGACTTGGAAGAAAATAAAGAGCTAATAGGTACTGCCTTAAGTTTAGGTATTGCCGCAGGTTTTAAACTTGGTTTTCTTAGAGTAATCGGTGCAGGGCTATTTGTCTTCAACGCAAAAGAAATACTTAACAGTGAAGAATTCCAAACTTCTCTTAAAGCTTTTGGACAAGGTTTAGGTGAACTTCTTACGGGCATATTCAATCAAGAAGGGACGAGTGCGGGAGAAGGCTTTGTACAAGGCTTTACCGACTCTATCGCGGCACTTGGTAAAGGTGTTCTTGAAGGTTTATTTGGACAAGGAGATGTTGTTCAAATTGGTGACATACTATCTGATACAACAGTACAAGAAGGTGCTATAAACTTCTCTGGATTTGCTAAAGCCTTTACAGGTGGATTAACAGCGGCTCTTGGCGGTGCTGTTGTTAGCAAGACAATTAGAAAAGCTTTATTTGGTGCAGTCAGAATAGCTTTCGTAGGACTAAGCAGTCTTACGCTAGGGCTAGTGGCGGCGGCTTTCGGAGCGGCTTTCTTTGTTGAGCATTGGGACATAGATACGAAGATATCTAAATCTGCTGATGACTTAGGGATAAAGATGCTTGACTACTTCGGTGTTGAAAGCAAATTTGCTAGAGACTTTACTTCTGGATTTACTGGTACTATGGGTTCTATAGTTTCCTTTATACTGATGCCATTTAAGAACTTAGGTAAGTTACTTAAAGCGGCTTTAGATGAAGACTACACTATGACAGATGCGTTAACAGAAATGAAAGACGAGTCCCTAGCCTTATACCAAGATATCGCTGAAGCGTTCATTAAACCTTTTAGAGAAGCATTTGCTTTCATTAAACAAGGTTTCAAGGACACGGTAGCAAGCGCTAAGAAAGGCGCTATGGACCTTCTGTTTGGTACAGGTAAAACTAGCTATGGTGGCTTTAACGAGAATAACCCTAACTTTGACCCTACTATTTACAGGGCAGCGGGAGGGCCGGTTAATGGGCCGGGCACAGGGAAATCTGATGATATCCCCGCGATGTTGTCTAACGGTGAATATGTTATGCAACAGTCTTCTGTTCAGAAGTTTGGTGGTGCCTTTATGGCGGCTATTAATAATGGAGTTATGCCAGAGTTTAGAAACGAAGGCGGAGGAATGGGCTTCATTCCAAAGCTACAGAGACGAAGCACTAGCTTAAGCAAGTCTTATGACAACGCGGTTGACCGTGGAGACACTGCAAGTATGCTTAAAATAATTGAGCAACTTAAAACTCTAAACGACTTAACCGACGAACAAGTAGCTTTCCTAAGAGAAGGCGAAAAAGGCTCGGCGGCAGAACTTAACAGTGGTGTAGTAGAAAGCGATGCTCGTAAAGAGGCCGTAACTTATGCAGAGAACTTTCAAAATGCTTTCTCTAGTGGCCTATCAGAATTACTACATGGTGGTGATTTGAAACCAATTCTTACAGGATTGCTAGATAACTTTACTTCTTCAGTAATTAATTCTTTTGCGTCTAGCTTTACAGAAACTGCTATGGAAAACTTAATGCCTATGATGGCTGACCTTTTCGAAGGTATTGGTAACATCGGCGGTAAAGCTGGTGGCGGTTTCGACATAGGTAGCATGATTAGTAAAGGAATAAGCTTCTTTGGAGGATTTGGAATGGCTCAAGGTGGTACTGTACCATCTACGTCTTTCTCACAAGCAGGAAAAGACTCTGTCCCCGCAATGTTAATGCCGGGCGAGATGGTCTTGTCTAAGAACGCTGTTAGAAACATGAGCGCCAATAACAACTCATCACAGCAGTCATTTAACATAAACGTGCAAGGAGATGTATCACGACAGACTCGTAAAGAGATTGTTAAGATGATGCCTCAAATTGCTGGTGGTGTTAATGCTACAAACAAAGAAAATAATAAAAGATAAATATAATGGTCATCCCTACGGGGGTGGCCTTTTTTACCAAAACTGGAACTATTTTAGCTTAAAAAAGTGGGGGTTTTTGACCCTCTATATAAAGAAACCCAAAAGGAGAACACAATGATAATCGCAACTTTAATTGCACTAACTTACTTTTACTTACTATACGTATTAGTATTAACACTTTATGAAACTTACCGGTCAGACAGACCATAACCTAACGGAGATTAAAATGAACTGGATTGTAACTGAAACATCTAAAGAGGGAAATGTAGCAAACTTTGGCCCTTTTAAAACAATAGACGATGCTCTTGATTTTTCTAAAAATAGCAGGTTCCCATGGAGCGAAGACTTCCTAAAAAGCATAACTATTCAACAAACAACCTAATGGAGATTAAAATGTTTAAATTTTACCGTGGCACATGCCAACGAGAAGCTAATGAATTAGCACAAGACGTTCAGACTCGTGAAGTATCACACTGGACTGATTCATACGAAAACGCCGCTAAATATTCTAAAGGCGCTGTTATTGAAGTTGAGATGGACGAACTACCACCTCATTTTAACCAGTATAGAAGCATCTGTGAAGGTGACGCTGTACATGGAACTTTTGCACAATGGGTTTTACCTCGTGCATATTTTGAAACTACTGCTTGTAACTTCGTTGAAGAAGTACGAGTACACAACCATTAAGGAGATTAAAATGGAAACCTTATTCACAGGTATCGAAGACTTCTTTATTGGCATAATTAGTAGACTAGTCCTCCAACTATTATTTATGGGGGTAATACAGAGACAGGTATGGATTGTTCCTCACTGGTCTCTTACTATATTGGCTACGCTATACTACTTCATTCAAGTAGAGCCACTATCGTGTTTAATGATAGGCTTTATAGCTATTGACTACGGTATCTTAGCACAAAGGTACTTTAAAAAATAAACCTAAACAGGAGATAATAAAATGAAAAACATAACTAAGTCAACTGACGACCAAGTAATTCGTAATCGTGAATACTTCGACAGAGCAATAATCTTTAAAGGTTGTTCTTCTGTTGGCGGGTTTACAGACATAGATGCTTGTTATGATGTAAAAGGCAAAGCACTAATCCTCATAGAAGTTAAACGCGAGGGTTGTGCAATCACTACAGGACAAAAGATATTGTTCGAAAGACTAGTAATGTGGTGTCAGAAACCTGTCTATGCTATTACGGCATGGGAGAATACTGATGGCGATATAATCTTAAAAGATTGTATTGTAAAAGAAATCCGCATGAAAGACCCTAAGACCGGGAAATCGACTGTTAAACCTTTTAGGGGCCAAACAGTGAAACAGATTGTCGAATATATTGAAAAGAAACATGGAGTAGAATAATGTTAGCAGGAACAGCAACAACAGTAATATTATGTGTAATACTTTATCTTGTAATAACGGATAAAGGAGAAGACTAATGGAGTTCTTGACTCAAATGATTATCACATGGAATGATGGTGAGTATCTAAACACTCAAACTATGATGGTAGAAAATGCAACTATCTGTGGGGATATAATCGGTATTATGTACGAGAATCTCTACAAACAATTTGAAGACAGCATGATGCAGTGTGTTGAAACACTAATCCCTGCTTATTCACCTACACCAACAATAAGGAGTTTCTAATGAAAAAGAAATATTCAATTTATGTAACAATGGAGTATCAGACTTGTTGGGAAGTAGAAGCAACAAGCCTAGAAGAAGCAGAACAGCTACATGACTTCGGTCACAGTGTTATGCAATGGAAACACATCGGTGACATGAGCACCACACATTTAGAGAGGAATGACGATGACTAGTCAATCAAACCCAAATGAAATCAGTGCATACGTCTTAACAGATTATGCTACTGAATATGAAGTATTCGGAACACTACACATGCCATCACCTTGGTCTACTTATAATGAAGGTGGTTACTTGCAAGTAGAGTTTATGGATGACGCAATAATCGAAGACATTCATTATTTTGATGATGTATTCGGACACCAAATAAATTTAAACCCCGGTGATAATTTGTATAAGCAAGCTTTAGCTAACTTAGTTGAAGCTCACGAAGATGAAGTTAGAGATAACTTTGAATACATTCACCACCCTTATGAAGGATACTAAAATGATTACATTTATATTTACAACAACCGTCCTAGCGATGGGGATTACCTATCTTGTACTATTAGGTACAGACAAATAAACTGGGGTTTTTTACCCCTCTATAATGAAGAAACAAAAATCAACCCAAATCAAACGGAGATTAAAAATGAAAAAATTATTAACAACTTTAGCGCTATTGGTTTCAACTTCAGCGTCTGCCTATACTTGTAACAATGACGTAAGTCATGTTAACGGGGAATGGTTATACACAAAATCCGTGTGTGGTCAACAAGAACCCGCTTCTGAAGAAGTATTAGCAATGATAACTTATATCGCCAATAACCCACCTAAAGACCGTGAAGAAGAAGAAGTAGTAGCGATTACTATAGTAGTACCAGTAGTAGAAATAATAAATGAAGTTCCAGTATCCTTTAATAGAGAACATGTAATTTATGTATCAAGAACTTTCTATGCTGCATACTATTTGCCTAACGACGCTCCTGCTAGACTAAAAGCTTTACGTTTACAAGTAGGAGTTGACATTCCTACAGAAGCCCTACTAGAGCATAGGCAAATAAGAAGAATTACAACTGCTACATACGCAGACGGTTCACAATCGGCTGAGTCAGTAGTTCGTAACACAGGCACACAAGACGTGTCAGTATACATGCAATCAGGTGCATATGCTGTATCAACTAACTATAATGTTGATTTATCATCTGGCGCAACTTCTAACTATCGCATTGGGTTAAGCGCTCCAACTGAAGCCTTGTCTACTTATCACGCCCCGGCCTATGTTCCTGTTTCTGAAGCGCCAAGCTTAAACGTGGTTTCAACAGCGACAGTAGCTGTTCAGTAGCTTGCTTTTACTAAAATAAATAAAGAACTTTCTAGAGTGTCCCCTTTTCGAAGGGGATGCCGTAGAGTGTTCTACTCTAAACTGAATATCACAGATTAAAAATCTTTTATCACAAAAACAAAGGAATATTAAAATGAAAAATTTAACATTAAAAACAGCATTAGCATTAACTGTAATCGCTTTAGCCGCACCTTCTTTTTCACAAGAAGCCGCTTACGCTGGTACAAGAACACAAGACTGGAGAGGCAATGCCGGAACTTTTGGTACTGAAGGTTGTTCGTTTATTGGCGGACAAAACTCTGGACAGTCTGTTGGTGAAATGTCACGAAGGACTGGAGAAAGCGACCATATCTGGGAAACAACACGTAAAGCTACAAAAACTGTTTTCTCTAGAGGTGTTTCAGAAATTAGCGTTACTGCAGGAAACCGTTTATATACTTCAGAAGGCATAGTAGTGCCAAACGTTGATATAGCAATGGACTACTCTGCAACTGAAACACAGTCTACTACGTTAAGTAGTATTTCTATAACTTCAGGAAACGCTACGGTTGGTAATACTACACTATCAGTTGCCAACCTATCTTCAAACGGAGTTAGCAAAACTGATTTCTATATTGGTGGTACTGCAACAATGACAGTAAGTGAATCAGCACCTCAAGCTCTAAAAGATGCAGTAAACAACCATTCTGACGGTATCTCAAACGTGCTTAACTCTAACTCAATATACAAAATCGTTCACACAATGACTTGTACTCAATAATATGCTAAAAATTCTTGCTAGCATAGCATTGGTAATTTTACCAACTCTTTCCTCGGCGCACAACATGTCGCCGGGGTTTGAGACCGAAATAGCCTACAGCAATGTTGTCTATAAAACATACACACTAACTAATAACTATGAACACGCCTCTGTTTATGAAGTAGAGGTTCTAAACAAAGACCTAACACCTGCAGAAGGTTGGAAATCAGAAAAATTGATTTACAAATTAAACCCAAACAGTGTTAGAAAAGTTAAACTTAAATTTAGAGCAAACACAAATAGGAAACTATTAGTTTGCACAACGTTAAAAGAGATTGGAAAAAACAATGAAAAAGCTTTTATGTCTAGCCGTATTTGCTCTAGGCTACTCATCCTTATCAGCCCAAGCTGATAGTTACACAATAGCAACCAAAGACGGTTCTACTTGTAGCCAACAAGAATCAAAGTCCGATAAGAGTTTTTCTTTTGGGACTGACTTTGATACTCAAAAACAAGAAGGCACTCTAACTGCTAGGTTTACTATAGAGTTAGGTGGCAACAAAGTTCGAAAAGTTGATTGTAATCGACTATATAATATATCAGTACAAAGAGAACAACTTGCACTTGATAAAGCATTGCTTGAAATTGAATTAATGAAGGCTCAAATTGAGGCTATCAAATCAGGCAAAACTTTAGAGCAAGTCGATACTATCGGTGCTAATGACTGGTAATAACTTTAAAAAGGAAATATAATGTTTACATTCAAAGAACTAGTAGCAGAAATCAATTCAAAGTGGGAACACACATATATTGATGCTGTTGCAGAACAATCTGAAGTAGAAGAAAAATCTATGGAAGAAATATTAAATGAAATCGAAGAAATGAATAAAGGAATATAACTATGACAATACTAAAAATGATTATCGCCGCTATCGTACTCGCATTTGGAGGCACTGCCTTATACATAGGTTTTAATGTGCCAGCGTTCTTAGCAACACCATACATATTAGTTTCAGTTTTATGTGCACTAGTTTCTTACTTTGTTGCACGTAATCTAAGTAACAAACAAATCTTAGGGGTATCTTTAGCTTCTTTTGTTTGGGTGATTCTAGTAATTATGGCACACGGGTAATTAAATTAGTAGAGTATTCTGGTGGCTAACTCTAGTAGTTAGTCGCACAGAGCACTTTGCTCTTTAACCCCATATATGGAGAATATCAAATGACGACTATTACTTATGCAACAACATCAGCGGCTTACTCATACACAGTAGGTTCAAACGTTGTTCAACAAACTTGGTTAGACGGTTCAGGCCGTGTCTTTAACTATGCATCAAACACTAAGCGAGGTCGTTACCTTGCTGGATTAGTAGCTCGTAAAGGGTTTGCTAAATCTAAATAAAACTTTTACCCCCTCTCTTTGCTGTCCTTCGGGATGGTGAGGAGAGGGGTTTAAAATAAACCTATTTTTTTTT